TATAAACTTGCCCATGGCTCCTGTTGACCAGAAAGTTGCCATCTCTGATGCTTGGTCAATAGCACGCAGCACGTCCTGACCAGATCTGATCTTTTCACGCTCAGCATTGACAGCGGCAGCTTCAGCAGCCTTGCGTTCGACATCAGCTTGGCTACCTTCGATCGGAGCTTCTACAATGTTGCCGTTCGGGCCAATGCCACGAGCCATGCCTGGATCGATCTTGCCGAGCCCACCGAATGACAGACCAGAGGTATCTTCACCAGCAACCGGAGTAGGTGCCGGTGTTGCGCCAGCCGGCGGAGTGACACCAGGAACAACTGCAGGACCCTGAGTGATGACCGGGTTGTTGTTCTCATCAAAGGTGATGCTGAGCTGATCGCCGCTTTTGCCTTCGTTGGCGAGTTGCTTGCGCATCTCACGCTGGAAGCCGTTCAGGCCGTCTTCGCCGTCAGGAGGCGCGTTGGGATCAAAACCCGCCGCGATGAGGTTTTGTTCCAGCGCAGTCCGGTCCTCAGGAGCGAGTTTCGCCATCTCCATTTCAAACTGGCGGTTGGCTTCGTCACGCTGCAGAGTGAAGGCCCGTTCTTGTTCAGCGAGCATCTGCTGCTGTTCAAAGTTGCGCTGATCGGCAGACAGCTGAGCGCCGTACTCCGGATCAAGAGCCGAGATCCTTGCCAAAACATCCGGAGTCATTTGGCCAGAGGCAAGCAGTTCTTCCATCATCTTCTGGCGAGCACCACCAGCACGATCTGCGGCACCGCCCATAACTGTTGAACCGAGGTCAGCACCAATGCCGCCAAGCGTTTGCAACCAGCTGACTGGAGCATTGGTTCTGGCCATCATAGCTGCGTTGCGAGCGCCGATCTCGCCAAAGCGTTCTGCCTTACGCGCAAAGCGTTCTTCCTCGAGGCGCGGGTTTGCGCCTTCAAGAGGGTTGAACAGAGGCCCGAGTTTCCCAGAAAGACCCTCACCGCCGAGCAGCTGCTTGATGAGGCTTTGACGTTCAGTGAATGGCGTCATCACAGGCGCTCCTTTTGTCGATACTGAATAGCTGCCGGGGCCTGAGCGGGAGGTCCATGAGGCTCCACCGCCACCACCGCCTCCACCGCCCTTTCCCCAGCCTTCCCAGGCTCCAGGCCCCTGGGTCTCATAGATCCACTGTCCAATGCGATCTTGTGTTGCTTCATCATATTTCTGGTTCGGATCGAGCCCAAGACCTTTGACCGCACCTCTCAGCGTGGTTCCAACAACCTGGTAGGCCCCTGTTGGTGTTGCCACTCGACCGATCTGGCTTTTCACGCCTTGGCCATACGGACCGTTTGGATCAGTGAATGCCAGAACCTCACCAATGGTCATATCAGTGAGTTTGACATTCTCGAACTTTCCGCCAGGTCTGTTGGCATAGCCGAAAAGAGCATCGTAATCCCCGCCGCTTTCGCCGGGGAAAATGTTCTTCTCAGCTAGTGCCCGAAAGTCAACCATCAGAGGAACCCGAGAATTGTGCTGAAGATGGTGCCGATACCTTGCTGCCGGTTATTGTAAGCCCCGACATCAGCCTGGTACTTGTTGTTCGCCAACCCGGTGTAGTCAACGCCGCTCATGCCGGAACCTTGGTAACCGACCTGAGCCTGCGAACCAGGTTGAGATCCAGTCAGCATGGACATCAGCTCGCCGATGAGGGCTTGCCGCTGGTTCATGTTGAGATTTGTCTGGGTGGTTTTGGCGGCATTCGAAGCTTCGGTTCCGCGGTTGAAGAGATCCAGCAGACGCGACTGTTCCTGACCACCGGCTTGAACAGCACCGAGAGCCAAGTCATTGGCGGACCGCTCGAATTGATCAGCAACTCGCCCATACTTCTCGCCACCTGGGACAAGTCCCATTGCAGCGAGTCGAGCGACTTCACTGTTCCTGTTGTCTTCCAACAGCGGATTGGCGCGATCCATGATCGACTGTTCAACACGCCGACGATCGGTAGCCATCCGAGCTTCGGTGGGCCGCAGGAAGTTGGTGTCGAGCGTTGCTTTCCCGTAGGTTCCGCCACCTGTTTGAGCTTTGCCAAACAGTTGACTGATCAGGGCATTCCTGTCATCGAACTGTTGCTGGCCAGCCTCAGAAAGCTTCTGGGTCTGGGTGTATCGCGGGATCTGAACCTGCTTGCCATCAGGCGTGGTGATCGTCTCAAAACCCGACACGGAATAGTTGGTCGATCCATAAGGGTTGACAACGTTTGCGTTGCCAAGGATCGCATTCCCCTGCGCCGTCGAAAGATCCCAAGCGCCTTGAGCCGCAGCTGTTCTGCTTGGATCAGGTGCTCTTGGTGCTCTACCGCCCATAGCCGCCTCCCATCAAAGATTGAATAAGCGCATCGCGCGGTGAAACTGAAGGCTGCGGCTGAGCCTGCTGAACCCGTCCAGTGCTTCCATTGCCCAGCATGCTGTTTTGAAGCATCTGAAACAGCGAAACAATCGGTGATTGCTGGGGAGCAGACGGCGTCTGAGTTGGCGGCTGACTTTGCTGAACCACAGGCTGAGGAGAACCGGCATTCGGCATGATGCCAAGGTTTCTGCCCATCACGTTGGCGTAGTCTGAAGATGAGCTACCCATTGAACTTCCTCCAAGCTTTTGTTTTGATCAGGTCCTCAGTTTTCAGGGTGATGAAAGCTTCATCTTTCCCAGGTCCACGAAGATCCTTCAGAATGTACTTCACACCACCATGGCCACAGAGAAGGCGGATAACGCGCTCATTCTCAGCAGCACAGCGGGCAACCACAATGCGAGCGCCGATCTTGACCACAGCGTCAATAAGGCATGCCACACGATATGGCGTCAAGCTGTTGTAGCGAACCGATGCCATGTTGATCTCGATCTGGCCGTATTCCGGATACCAGTTATTGAAGACTGCACCGGTTTCAAAACGACCATCAGAGTTGAGGAAGGCCAATGAGAAGCTGGGACCGAAATCACCGTCGGTTCCGTGGATCAGTTGATACACGAGCGACGCGACATTGGGCAGTTGAGTACCATTCATCGCATTTGACGCTGTCGCCACATTCATATGAAGGCCCCCTCTTCATATGCAATGCGGAAGCCATACAACACATGCGTGGATCCTTTGATCCTTCCTCTGTATCTCAGAGCGCCGACATAGCCAGTATTTGCAACACCGAATGCCTCAACATAGAACTTTGAAGCCCCACTCCAGGGAGAAGTATTCCAAGGAGATGTGTTCCAAGGGCTCTCAACAGCTGGAGGCCCAAAGCCAGGTTGACCCTTTGGCGGAGTCTGCGTGAAGTCGACGTTGATGTCAACCAGGATGTCTGGAACAGAGTTTGACTCTATGGTAACCTGAGCCATGTTGAACTTCTTGCGCGACGGCGAGTCGAACTCCTGCCACGACTGCATGAAGTCAAAGGAAACGTCGACACCATTGTCGTTTGTGCCCACATCCGCTACAACAATGTCACCGCTCTGGGTTCCAAAGTACAGGTTGGTGTTGTGCGTAGCCCAGCTAATGCCGTTCCAGCCTTTGATGCGGAACCATGCCTGGCTTTCGAGGTTCACAACGAACTGATCGAAGGTGTTCTGGAGCTGCTGAGGAACGTTGAAAAGCACCCAGCCGCGCTTCGGGTAGTTCACAAGATCCCAGCCAAACAAGAACTGGCGGCTGAACATTGCATCTTCGAATTCTGTGCGGATAGGCAGAGACAGCGAGTCAATGCCATCTGGCGAAGAAAACAGACGCGTCAGCATCTGCGGTCCGTTTGAACCGTAGTAGATGAGATCCGAACCAGATTTCGCAAGGCAACGGCGGCTCAATGGTCTTGCAGCTTTGAAGATACCGACAAGCTGAAAGTCTGTGGCTGGGTCAATGCCCGAGAACACAACGATTTCACCGCGCGAAGACACTGCGACCAGGTAGTCGTCCGGACCAGAACCCCCATCCATTGAAAGGGAGTTTATCGCGATGATCTCACCACCGTTCCGAAGCAGCGGTCCAACAGGAAACCTTGTGAGTGTTGCCGGTGATGTGGACAGCACCTCTCCATAGTACAGGTCAGCTTCGCCCTTTTTCGTGAACCAGAGACGGCTCTTGAAGCTGATGACGTTGTCCACGAACTTATGCGCAGCCGAAGCTCCAGCTTCAGTCATCGCAGTGCCGTCATAGCCCCAGATGCCATCTTCCCCGTTCACCATAACGAGCGAAGACACATCAGCGCCGTTTGACATCATCACTGTTTGCCACTGAGCGCTGGTGAAGCCGTCCTTGATCTTCACAGGCGTGACAAAAGTATGTTCCGGTGTGACGGGGGTTTTGTAGACAGAGTCCCCAGCAGCGCTGACCAGTATCTGATCTGTACCATTGTCGAAATCAGCAAGGGACTCGACTGAAGCCGACAGCTTTGCAACATTCTTGCTACCACTGCGAACGAACGCACGGTTTTGCTTCGGCACCATGTTCTCAAGGATCACGGCGGTGTTGGCGCCAGAACCCACTCCAGTGGCGTTTGAAACCCATCCGCCGGTAGGCGCTGGGAAATTCTGTATGTTCGAAACCTGGCGCCTAGGAGCGCGTGGGCTCCTTAAAGGCATCAGCATTTGTGTTCACCATCTCGCCGGAGTTGTAGTCGTAGGCGAAGTCGTAGATGCGCTTTTCGTATGCGCGGAAGAGCTCGTCGTAGGTAAAGCCCTTGGAATTCAGGTAGCGCCACTTGGCGCCGAGCTTGATGATGCGCGAGTCGAACTGCGGAACATCATTGTCGTTCAGAAGATCAAAGGTGTAGGTCCCGTCGGCCTTCAGCACCCAAGGACTTGTTCCGATGATCTTCTTCCACGGCTTGCGGGTGAGAAGGTCTTGGCAAGTCTCTTTCACCAGGAACCCGATTTGACGGGTGTCCCGATCCGGCGATGTCATGACGGAAAGAATGTTCAGTGACAGACCTAGCTCGGTGCCGACGTCACTGACAATCGTTGAAAGAGACTCGAAGACTTCTCTCATGCGGGTTCAGCCTTCTCTTTGTGGAGCATCGCGACCTCGGCTTTCAGGAGACCGACCTCTTCACGGAGGGCCTTGTTCTCCTCGATGAGCTTGTCAGCGAGCTCGGACTTCTTGTTCACAGAACCCGCCATAGCCATGTAATTCTTGGCGGACTCGACAAGGGAAGATACAGCCGGCGGCATCTTCTTCACCAGATCAGGTTTGGCAGCAGCCAAATCCTCAACGGTTCTGATACCGCGAGCTTTCAGGTTCGCAACGTCAGCAGGCCGGCACATGGGCCACATCTCCAGCGGAACCTTGCCCTCGATCGGCTCGTAGCCGACGTTGGACTTCATGAAATATTCGTACTGGTCGGGGAAACGCTCGATGTCGCTGTCACGTGCAGGCCGTTCAACGGTGTTTGTCGAGTCGACGTTGATGGTCACATGGACCTTGTCGGTGTAGACTGGAACCCCGTTCTCGTCTTGACCGGTTTTCACCGGCGCGTAGTAAAAGCGTACCATCATTTTGCGTTTCCCCTCGCAGTTGTTGTGGACTTACGTCCGGGTGATGCGGCCTTGCAGCGCGCGGTTCGACAGCGTCAGAGCGCCCATGAAGGCGATGTGACGGGTGATTGCGTCCATGTCCGGCGTCGAGTCGGGCAGGTTCAGCGGTTGGAAGTTCCGGCCGCGGTAGATCTCGAACTTCATGTACGACGTGTTGAGCATGTACAGCCCAGCCGGCATACCGGAAGCGGTCGAGTCGTAGACAAAGTCCGCGGTCTTGTACTTCAGCGACGTGAAGCCCAGGGAACCCATCGCCGATGAGGTGTAGCGCTGGTTGTCCTGGAGTCCGGCCTCGTAGGCATCGTAGCTGAGGTCGTCAGCCATGATCAGGTCGGGCTTGTCGCGGCCACGGGTCAGTTTCAGCCACATGCGGTTCATCTTCGAGCGAATTGCTTCGAAGCGGCCGGTGACATCGGTCGGCGTGGTCAGATCGACCGTGTCGTGCTGGTTCTGCCAGAACGCCCAGGTCGCGGAGTTAATGCCGCCCACGATGCCAACTGCCGGGGTTTCCGACACGAGGGCGTCGAGGCCGACGATCTGCTTCGGCGTGGTGCCATCCGAGTAGAGGCCCTGGCCGATCTTGTTTTCGAGCGTGCGCTCTGCGTTGGCGATCTTGCCTTCGAGCAGATTCAGGATCGCTTCACGGCCACGGTTCTTGGTGAGGTCTTCACCGGAGAGCGTGATCGAGGCAGCGGCCAGCGCCGGGGCGTATTCGGCCTCGGAGATGGTTTCCTTCAGCGCGCGAGGCAGAGGATCGACGCCGGAGTACCACTTGAAGTCTTCTTCAGCGTACGCCAGCGGGGTGACGATCGTCCGGCCGCCAGTGATGACGCGAACGTTGCCGGCGGCTTTCAGGCGCGCAAGCAGAGCGTTGTTGTTCGTCACGTTGTCGTAGATCGTCATGTGGTAGTTCTGCAGCGTGGTGGTCACCAGCTGGTTGACGGTAGGTTCAGCCATTTCACTTCATCCCGACTTCTTCGGCTGCAGCAGCGAGAGCTTGAGACAGGCTCATCTTCGCAGGAGCAGCGGGCGCCGCGTTGCCAGGCTTTCCAGAACCACGAATATTGGCCTTCGCGGCCAAGGCTGCCTGTTCACCCCTGCGGGCTTTCTCCATGTCGAGCGGCACAGGCTGGGCTGAGGGGGTCGTCCCTGCCTGTGCCGTGACACTCCTCACGATGGAGCCACGGAGTTCCGGATCACGGAAAACAGCGACTTCGTAAGCAGTTGGGAGATCCATGTCCGGGTCAACGGACATGAGGCGAGCCATGACGGTCCGCACCTGTTCGAAATGCGGACGGAGCGGCTGCCCCGACGCATCTTTCTCAGATGAGAACTGTTCGATGGTCTGTTTTGCTCCGGCTTGGAGCGTCTGCTGCCTGTGTTGAACTTCACCGGTGATGAAGCTCTCAACAGCTTGCAGTCTGGTTGCGATTGGATCGTTCGCGGGCGTCTGGCCCGGAACAGGGGGTTTGGGCGGGGAGAGCACAGCGGCGGGGTCGACACCGAGCGCCTGCGCGGCTTGGCGGAGAAACTCGACGGGGTTCTGGGTCGAAAGCCGGTGGAAGCCGATCAGGTTCTCGACGAACTTGTCCGCCGTGATCCCTGCTTGCCGGATTTCGGCCTGGATGGCCGGGTCGATGTTCCGCATAGCCGTGGAGCCGATTCTGACTGCCTCAGCATTCTCTTGGGTCTTGCGGGTGTAATCGGCTTCCATCTCCTTGTGGCGCCGGAGCAGGAAAGCCTGTCCTTCCTGATCCAACTTGGAAAAGGTTGCACGATCACTTTCAGACCAGTGCTGCGGGGCTTGGACTGGTTCCGTTGCCGGAGTGACCTGCGGTTCCGCTTCCTGGGTAGGCGTGACTGGCTCTTCCGCTGCCGGAGGAGTGTCGGGATTTTGTGGTTCCTGAACAGGCGGGGGCTCACCACCGAGATGGGTGAACTCTTCCGTCAGTTCTTGTGTCTCTTCGCCCATGGTCTGGTTCCATGCGGCTTCCATGATGGACGAAATGTCCTTGTCTTCATTGTCCGGCATCTTCATTCCCCCTCTTTCTGGGCTTCACATCTTGCGCGGGCACGCAGTCGTGCCTCACCAAGTCCTGTTCGCGCTCACGACGAGTCTGGATGAGCTCGTCGGAGACAGGCGAACGATAGCTGTCAAACCCGCGCATCACCATCGGTGCTGCAAGTTGAGGGTTACGTTTGGTGTCGGTCATTGGGCACCTCCCTGGATGACCTGTAGTTGCTGAGATGCCGGACTCCCTGGCATAGGTTGACCAGGCGCGCCGCCTGGGACTGCTGCGGCTCCTGCCTGAGCGGTAAGAGCCATCATGGCTTGATCGAGAAGCTCTGTGATCTTTCTCGAATGCTTGAACGGACGCAGTGCAAGCTTGACCAGCTCCATCGCAATAGGCAGCGGCAAGATGCCGCCTTGAACGAGCGGACCGACCTGTTGCAAAACGAACCCAAGGGCTTGGAGCATCTTGGCCATGTTTTCCTGCTCGCCAGCTGCATCGGCCATGACTGTGGAGTCTGTTTCGATGCGGATGCGCGAAATGCGAAGACCATCCGTTTGGAGGATCTGCATTGTTTCAGGATAGACCTGAATGTCCGTATAGTAGTAGATGCTTTCCGGGCTGAAGTGCTTGGCAACAACCTCGCAGATCAGTTCGACAAGGTGCTGGGAGAAGAACTCCACGCTGCGCTTGCGATCCTCGATGCGAAGAGCCGCAAACTGCGTCTTCATCTGTTGAGCACCAAGGGTCTCCGAAGCACGGGTCTGACCACGGACGATGTCCGAGATGCCCGTAACCTCGTACATGGCTTGCTTCGACTCGTTCCGGCTCTGGTACAGGATCTGAAGAGCCTGGATCAGTTCGTTCAGAGGAAGCATCCAGATGTGCTTGTTGAGATCGAAGTTGATGTCGAGGCCGTTGACGGCCAGCATGTTGCCATCTTCTTGACGGAGGATCTCTTTCAGGCCATCCTGAGCACCATCATAGGCGCCGATGACCTTGATCCTCTTGACGATGGCGTCAATCCTGTCGCTGATGCTGTCGACCTCAACGGCCAGATCCTGATAGATGGTGTACTCAGGAACGGGCAGCTGCTGGTCAGTGGTGGTGATGGCCACCAGCGGACGCGGGCACGGGAAGAAGTTCGTCAACCCCATCGGGTCTGGGCTGGTTCTGAGTACAAAACCGCCCATATCGTTGGAAAGCCAAATCACTTCGCGGGTTGACTTGTCCCAGTATTCCCAGACCATTGCTTTCAGGATCACATCCTGAAGGTTCTCAGCGTTGTTGGGGGTGTTGTTCCCCTCACGCGAACGGCCAGCGGTCTTGTCGGTCCAGCGGAAAATCTCGCTCTTCTTGCCAGCAGCCACCCACTGCTGAACAATCGGCTCATCGCCGAAATGCATCATGAAGGTTTCTTCTGTCATGAGATGACGGAAAGCCACCCAGCCAGTATCCTTCCAAGATGCGGTTTGTTCGTACGTGAAGTCTTCCCAGTAGACGTGCTCGAGGTACAGCCGATCGAGCAGCTTTTCATACTGCTCAGTCATCACGGCCGGGTTCATCGGATCGGGAACCTGGGTTACCTCGACGATCGGGTCCCAGCGAATGCGGCACGTGCCGCGGCCCGGCAAAAGAACCTCAAGTACAGCCGCTTTGATCGCCTCAAAACTGTCCGATGTCTCAAGGATCACCTCTGATAGTTTTTCAAGGACTGTGCAAGCCTGATCGATGAACGGATTTGTCGAGTCAGACTGCGCACGAATGTCAGGCTTCGGTGCCTTTGAGAAAAGCGACGGAAGCAGGATCGTGGTGTTTGAGTTCAGTGAATTGAAACGAGAGCTGTTCTTGGACCCAATGCCTTTTGCATCGCTTTCGCCGCGATAAATCAGCTGGATCTTCTGACCAACGTTGCGCCAGTCGCGCTCAATCTTGATCGAGTCGTCAATCCTGGAAAGGATTTCAGCCCGACGGGTGCTGATGCCCTCAGTCTGCTCAACACTGGAAAGCGCCGGAGCAGTCTCAAGCTGGGGCTGAACAGATACTGGGGTCATGGGATCAGCCATTACAGACGCACCCGATCTTCTTTGATGTTCTGGGTGATGCCATCCCAGAATGTGTCAGCCGTGTAAAACTTGCTCGAGGCCCGCATGATCTTCTTCGGGAGCCACGGACGAGACATCATGCCATACCGCCATTCATCAGCGACGTGGTCTTCTGCCTCGGTGTCAAGATCCTCGAAGTTGCTCTTGTCGTGCTGCAGTACAGGAATGGTTCTGATGAAATGAGGCGAGTTCTCAGTTACGTAGAACATCGGCTCAAGGATTTCGCCATTTTCAGTTTCGCCGGTCAGGCGATGACGGCACATGTCCCAGCCGCCCATGGCACCTTTGCGGGCAACACGCTTGTTGTCTGCCGGACGGAAGCGAACACCGAGAGCCATCATACGCTCTGCAATGGAGGGACCGCCATCTTGACGGAAAGCCGACGGGTCCAAAACACCATACAGGATGCGCTCTTTTGAGCGCTGTTTGATCTCTGCGGCAACGGCCTCAGCCGTCAGCTTCATACCAACATTGAACTGACCTTTCTTCATGCCGTAGTATTCCCGAATGCGGATGATTGCTCCGCGGGGAATGTGTTGGCTTCCGATGAATGTCGAGTCCGGAACAATGGCATACCAGCCAAAGCTGAACGGACGTGCAGATCCCCAGTCACCCGACATGAAGACTTTCCAGTCTTCGGTCATCTTTTCCACGACTTCCGAGTGTTTCAGGATATGTACACCCGGATCCCACTCGGCAAAGAACGCACCCTCGATGATGCTCCAGTCACCGTTGAGCCATGCTTTGACCAGCTGCTCTGAACCAGACATTTTCAGTCTGTTGACATAGTTCGGGTCATTCGCAAGCAGCGTTGGGTTGTCTTTGATGCGGGCTGGGATGAACACTCTCTGCATCCCAGTTTCTTCATCAGTGACGATCTGATATGCCCCGTTGTCGACGTAACGGGCTTTCACCCAGTTATGGCCAGGGCCACCGGGGTTGCACGATGCGCGGAACTGGCACGGTACGCCGTGAGCGGAGCGCAGCGTGGCAAACATCCTCAGGATGGGGTCCGGTGAGGGAAATTGCGTCAGTTCTTCAACGTACAAGCGGGTGTACTGGTGGCCCTGGTACTGCTCTGCATCATCATCATGATCCAGATAGTTGAACACCAAAACCGCACCATTGTGGAAGTGGAATTCGTTCTTGGTGGATTTCCAAATAGCGATCATGCGGAACAGGGATTTCGCTTCACGGATGGCATCCTTGAGCGATTCGCGTGTTCTGCGAAGAAACAGACCCTTGGCTTTGGATCCGTATTCCTGGCTGTGCAGGATGAACTCGCCGAGACAGGCATAGGTCTTTCCGCCGCCACGGGCTCCGCCGTAGACAGTCTCAAAGACTGGGCTCTGGATAAAGGCAGTCTGCGGTCCCGGGTGGGGGCAGAAGACCACGTTTCTCGGCATGAAGCTCATATCGGCACCCCATACTGTTCGGGTGCAAGAGTCGGTTCACGTTTCAGTCCAAGACTGGCCACATGTTCGTCGAATTCAACAGCGCCAGGAGCGGCGTCACGAATCGACACATCTGCGATGGCTTCGCATGCTGAACGAAATTCCTGGCTATCACCGCTGGCGTTCAGCCCGAGAGCCTCAGGAAGTTCTTCATCGCCCCTCCAAAGGGGAACAGAAAAGTTCTCAGGCCCGAAACCTTGGCTTTCGAGCTCTGTGTTTGCTGCAGCACCACCAGCAAAAGGGATTATTGCAGAGAAGCCCACTATGCAGCCTCCCCTACCCAAGCTTCGATGGTTGCACGCTCTTCAGGCGTCGGAGCACGCGGTAGAAGCACTTGCCGACCAATGACGCCAGAGACAAATGCCGCCGTACTGCTGACCCTGCGACCAATCCGCTCGGCCACGGCAATCGTGTCGGAGAAGTTCGCGCCAGTCCGCACCGTCGGCGTACCTGTGCTGACACCGTTGATCCACGTCTCCAGCTTGCCGCCGATGGCATCTGCGAGTGCGGACAACGTGACATCTTGGTTTAGTGGAACAATGGCGCCGGCGGGGGCATGGGTGACTACGCCAGCAGAGATGCCGACCGTGTAGGCGACCGCCATGATGCCCGCCTCGTCCACAAGTGCATTGAAACGTGCTGTGGCACTTGTCGTCGTTGAGAACGCCATCAGGGAGCAGCCGCTGCGTGTTATGTTGGCGCGGCAGCAGTGGAAAGCACCTGGTGCCAGCTGCAAAAGCGTCTCATCCGAGAAACTGTTGAAGAAGTCATCAACGCCATCGAAACGGATGCCTTTAGCGTCAAGGATAGGAATCGCAGCACCGCTGCTCTGCGTCCAATTCTGCGGTGCCAAGCCCCACTTTGTGTTGATACGAGCGACTGACTGCCCCGCCGCCGTTACCGGGATCGCGCCAGCCGCATCCTGAAACAGTGTCGAGAAGTCGCGTGGGTCAATGGCAAAGCCCTTCGTACCAGCAAGAATCGCTGCCACCTGCTGGTCAAGAGAAGGCGGGGGCAACGGTGAACCGCCACCGGCAATAGAAAGCCGGTGCCGCCGAACTCTCGGCTGCCCAAGCTCTCTGCCATGGCGAATCGCATTCATGCCGTCGGCTGCCTCGAAATCTTGGCTTCGGTGTAGAACTGGTTCGGCTTGCAGCGGTAGCTGACGACCGCGCCGGACGGAAAGACCATGCTGTCAAGACCCCTCAAGGTGTGGTAGGGGACATCATTGTCGTTGGCGTTGGCAGGAGTGTCCACGGTGACATGGACCTCATCAGCGCGAGACTGCCAGGACTCGGCTATGGTGAGAGCCGCAGCTGTCTGCCACGTTGCTCTTGCGGTAACTGACGGCATGTCAAGTCTCCTTGGAATAGTTGTTCGTCAGCCACTCTTTCTTCGCGGCGATGGTCATCGTCGTCCAGTCATCGCCGGTAGTGATGTTGGCATCAGATACGAACTGATCGATGTCAGCATGCTTGGTCATCGAGGCCCAAGCATCCTCGAGAGGAGGTGCAGCCGCCGGAGTTGTGGTGGTCTGGACTGCCGGGGTACCAGCAATCGTGATGCTTTCGCTGGCGTGGCGAACGCGGGCGTCCAAAACCGACACGAGGTAGGTTCCGTCTGCCATGTAGGTGTGGTTCTTGGCGACCTCAAGTGCCGGGTCGTTCGGCAGGAATGCCACCGTTCCATCGCCCCAGTCGAGCGTGATCGGGTAGATCTGACCGGTGATGGCGACGCTGGCATCGAGCAGAATTGCCGTTGCATCGAGGGTCAGCGCTGCCGGGAAATAGCTGATGCGCTTCACGACATCGACGAACATGTCCGGGTAGTCGACGTACGACGTGCGGATGCGATAGCTGCCATTGCGGGCATAGGTGTGGTTCAGAACCGCACCATTGGTTTCTTCGATGTTCCCGTCGCCCCAGTCCACCTTCATGGGATGCGATCCGCCGACCGTGAGTCGCACATCGGGTTCGGGTCTGACGGTATCGACAACAGTCGGCATGTCGATCTTGGTCGCCGTGTTGAGAGCAGCCACCTGACTGCCGGCTGTGTCTTTCCAGTTCTTGGTATACGCAACCGGTGTGAGGCTCATGCTTCAGTCTCCTTTGCGCCGAACTTCGCCTGCCACTCTTCGGGGGTCAGCTTGTTCGGATCAGAAATCGCGACGTTGTTGTCGGTGATGGTGCGCTCAACGAACACACCAAGGACCTTGGCCCGCTGGATCGTAGCATTGATAGCCGCAGCGGGGTTGCCGGTACGGTATGCAAAGTCACGATCTGCTTCCAGCTGACGGGCTACCTTGATGTGCTCGTTGAGCGGGTCGAAGTGGTTCGTAAGCAGCAGCTCACGAACGCGTTCAACGACCACCGGATCGGTCGACATGTGCGCTGCTTCCACAGGCGACCAATCCAGACCAGCTTGATCCGCGGATTGAGCGGGAGTGAACCCATAGGCAATGCCTTGGGCGAAGCTTTCCAGATCTTTATCCGCGAGAGCCATCTGTACTACTCCTATGGATCAAGTGTACCACGCTTTGGAAATAATGTAAAATACTATTTGATCTGCGTGGTAATTATGTATTGTACATATATAAACAAATGTAATATACTTATTATATGAGAGTGAGGTGATCCATGGCTCTATGCAGCATGTGCAAAACAAACAATAGATACTCAAGCAGCAGTTATTGTAAAGACTGCCATGCATTATATAATTCAAGAAAAAGACCAGCAAACAAAAAAAAGCCAAGTGAATATTTGACTTCAATAGAAACTCGAGCTAGAAATGCCGCACAAATAAGATATACAGAGCCACAACCATGCTATTTTTGTGAAAAGCCTGGTGAAGAAAGACACCACCCTGATTACAACAAACCGCTTTTTATATTCTGGCTATGCAGAGGCTGTCATAATAAGCTTCATACAATTGTACGGGGTTATGTTTAATTTGTCGAAAATTAGGAGTGTCATTTCGGCAACTTTTGTGTTACTATGAAATTCTGAAGAGCTCGAGCTTTTCTTAACATGGAGATGACAATGAAGAAACTTCTGCTTTCCACCGTTGCGTTTGCGCTGTCTGCATCGCTCGCGCTTGCTGAAGTCGTCCTCGGCACGGGTGCCGTGTCGCAGTCCGAAGCGGGCCACGAGTTCTCGACCCTCGGCGGTGCTGGGTCGCTCGGCAATGGTCTCGCTATCAGCGGTTCGCAGGTGTCGAACCGCAACTACTCGGCTGGCATCGGCATCGGCGGAACCGTGGGCCTTCTGTCTGGCGCGACCACCTCGACCGTGTCGACCGGCGAAAATACCGCGCTGAACTTCGGTGCATCGGGCGGCGGCGCAGGCGGCTTCTCGGGTTCGTCCTCGGGCGGTGCGGCTGGCTCGGCCGCGTTCGCGTTCGGCGGCCTCGGGGTTTTTCAGCCCTGACCAGAGCCGATGCTGACCGCTGGCGCGGTTGGCTGTGGTGAAGCCACCGGGTGAGGCGCTCGCGCCTCACCTCCAGCCCCAACCGAGGAAAGACCAGATGACCAACATGATCGACAGCGCCTCCGACGACCGCACCGCGAACAACGCCGTGCGCCACGCCTATCGCGTCCTGACCGACGAGGAGAAGGCGCAGATGGTTTCACTGAAGGACATTGGCGCGGCGTTCATCGCCGAATGCCAGAAGATCGGTGCGAGCCGCGAGCTGTCGCTGGCCATCACGAAGATGGAAGAGGCGGTCTTCTGGGCCGTCAAGCACGTCACCAAGTAACCCCAAGGAGAACCGCCATGGACTACGACTACTCCAACCACCTCATGCCGCGCAAACCGCGCCCGACCCGCCGCGAAAACTACAGTGGCTTCCTGTGGGTCATCCTCCTGTCACTGGCAATCTGGCTGGCGCTTGCAGTCGTAACTTTCGCACAGTCCTCGGAAAGCCGCGCTGAAAGCGAAGCCTCGTCCGAGGTCGAAGTCACGACCGGCGCGGCCGCCGGCGCTGCGATCAACAACTACGGCCAGAAGGCCGGCAAGGACGGCAAGGTCTACGCCGAAGTGTCCAGCGCCCCCTCCCTCGGTGGCCTCGCCCTGGGCGGCGGTCACCCCTGCGCCTACTCGCCTGCCACCGCGCAGATCAGCATCATCGGCGGCGGCGCTGGCGTCGGCGGCATGAAGGTGGACAGCGCCTGTATGCTCATGGTCATGGGCGCGGCGGGCGATCCGAAAGCCTACAAGGCCTCGCAGTATATCATCGCCACCCGCGACCCTGCCGCCTGCAAGGCCATGGAGAAGGCGGGCCTCCTGGACTGCGTGACGCGGGAGGACAAGAAGCTGGCCAAAACCTCCACAGCTGCGTCCTCGAAGAGCGATGGCGGCAAGTGTCAGCTGAGCGGCAAGAAACTGGCTTTCCGGGTGTCTTCTGGCGGCGATCGCGACGCTGAACTGTCGGCCTGCAAGGCAAAGTACGGCCTCTGACGGCTGTTCTGGTGTCCCGCCTCGTCGTGGGGCGGGCATCCAGAGAAGCTGCGAGAGGGAACTATGAAATACCGCAAGAAACCAGTTGTGATCGAAGCGTTTCAGATGACGCCAGAACGCCGTGAAGATAACGCCGATTGGCCGGTTTGGCTACACGAGGCGTGGAACACCGAATTCGACACTCCGGGCAGTCTTTTCCCAGCCAAGAATTACGGGCTGTCGGATGGCGAAGAACTCGGCATTCGCACTCTCGAAGGGGCTCTCTTGGTTTCGTTCGGCGACTGGATCATTCGTGGCATGAAGGGCGAACTGTATCCTTGCAAGCCTGACATTTTCGAGGCGACGTATGAGGCTGTTTCCGATGAGTCATAAAGCAAATCTCGCCGCTTTCCTTGCAGAACGCAACAAAGCATTCGAGACTGACGATTTGGAGTGGGCGCGGAGGAATTTACCGTTCAAACCATCGTCGCCGATCGTTGTGGAGATCGCTTTTCACAAAGCTCGCGCCACGTGCACTGCTGTGTCATCGACGAAGCGCCAGGAGTCCGTCAACTGGCTCGTTTCGCGAGGCTACAGCCCAGAAATCAATCTGTGATGAAGACTGTTCCAAATCGTATCGTATCGAGGTTCTGGAATCGCGTTAAGGTTCTTGGACCTGACGAATGTTGGCCTTGGATAGGTAAATCTGCAACTTACGAACCAGATCCAAACAAGCGTGGCGGCATCGCATGGATGGAGGCCGGTGAAAAACGTCAGTATTTGGCTCATGTTCTGTCTTGGATAATCGAACATGATCAAATGGTGCCAGAAGGCCTCATGGTTCGGCATTTATGCCATAGCCCAAGCTGCTGCAATCCAAAACACCTCAAAGTGGGGACTTTTGGCGACAATGTTCAAGATAACATCGACGTTGGAAAGCATTGGGGTAAACCTGGACCGAAAAATGACGCTGTTGATGAAATGCACATGCTCAGAGACTCGGGTTTCTCCATTACTCAAATTGCGGAACAAGTTGGTTGGTCTCGTAGCGCTGTGTGGAGGCACCTGAACAAGTGAAGCCTATAAAAGAGATCCTTGAGGCCCTAGATCAATTTGAAGGATCTAGAATAATCCACGTAAGTGACAAACTTTTGCTTTTCCGCATTGATTGGGTAGGCGTTTTGCTCAGTACTGTTAAAGGATGGGATCATTTGGCTGTTAGTGTGCCAGGTAGGACTCCATTTTACCAAGAAATGAAGTTTATTAAACGGCTTTGCTTTTATGATGATGAATGGGCTTACGAGGTTCATCCTCCTGTGAGCGAATATATCTCGATCCATCACAATGCTTTGCATATTTGGAAGCCTCACGACGGAAATTGGAGACCCCCATCTGTAGAAGTGTTCATGGATCCATTTGAAGACGACGACAACGACAAAAATGGCCATATAGACGCATTGGACTCTTTGTCGCCACCAATTCCCGAAGCCTAAGTTATTGATTTTATTACATTTTTTCATCGGCGAGCCTGAAATTGCCCCTCGGAATGGTTTTGCTATGTGTTTGATTTGATTATACATTTTATCGACAAAGATTGCGGGTTTTTGGTTTGATTTGGGTTGATTTTGATGGGCGTTTCGGGGTGCCTGAATTTCCCCCTGGGGTGCGTGGTTTGGTAGGAATAGTAGACGGGCCCGGGCAGTCGGCCGGCCAGCGGGGGCCATTGACTGTGCAGTCAATCAACACAGCACATTTGATCATATATAAAGATCCATATATGTGAAAGCGTTAACACGATCAAATGCAGTGCAATGACATGGCGTTCCAAATAGTGGAACAAGCTTCCATATATTGGCACATGAAAAACGGTACAATAAAAGTTGAAAACGGTACAATTCTGCTGTTTACATGACTTTCGATGCAGTGTAGACTAGATCTATCGAATGTGGATGAGCCACTTCGATATGTTCTTTGAAAATGACCAATCAATGGTCTACACACTGGAGAAAGACTATGACTAAGTCGAAAGTTGCCGTCGTCAACAATGAAGTCGCTGTCGAAGAGGTGATCGTCACCCCGCCGACCGCGCACACGGTTGAGGTCGGTTCGATCCGTCCCAAGTCCTCGTTCGGCAAGACGTTCTACTACGTCGACCTGACGCGGCAGCGGGCAACCAAAGGTCCGCAGCAGCTGCGCGACATGGTTCAGTGGATGATCGAGAACAAGGTCACCTCGCCGGAGACCGCGATGCAAGGTGCGGAGATTGGCACCAAGGCAGTGGCTGACGGCACGGTGAAGACGAACAAGCTGACCGGCCCCGTGATCTTCGCCTACTATGTGCGTCGCATGGAGAAGGAATTCGGCGTGGAACACCACCAGACGGTGCACGCGAAAACCGGCAAGGTGATGGCATAAGAGAACGGAGACTCGGGAAACCGAGTCTCCACCGCCACAAACAAGGAAACTGTAACATGGAAATGTATCAAGCAGCCTTCGGCCTGATCCTCGCGATCTGGACCATATCTGAGTGGGTGTAACGCACAACGTCAGGGCTCGTCGCAAGGCGGGCCTTTTTCTTTATCACAGCAGCACCATATTATGGTCTATCATATTATGGGCGATTCTGAGGCGGTCGTATTTCAAAACGGCCATAATTTGGAGGCGGTCGTGCGCGGATCCGGCTGCCATTTCGTGGGATTATGGGGCGGTCGTGCGCGGAAACGGGACCCAAATCATGGTGCGGTCATGCGCGGACTGGCCAGAACAGCCAGTGGATGGGTGGAGAGGTCGATTGCCTTATCCATACAACATGGTTTTGCCATGTGTTTGATTTGATTATATCTTTTCTATTGATAGTGGATAAGTGGATAAGTGGATAACTATTTAATTGACATTGATAATATTGGCTATATAAAGGGGTGTACGTTTCTAGGGGGAAGTCAAAAGTGACCAATCTAGCCCATTTATCCACTCAGACCACTAAGGCAAAAAGTTAAGTCATTGATATATATACCCTTTTCAACGACAAAACCAAAGGTCCTGGGTGGACAAGTCCACCACCAACAACATTATGTCATAGAATCCAATACGATTCATAACTAAACCACAGGCTATTTACATATGTCGCTACTCGTGCTACAATAGATCCACGGAGCACAATAAAGTGCTCCCAAGCAACCTGGAGTGTCGTTTTGACCAAGTTCGTCGTATACTTCCCCAATATGGGGACCTGTCGCGTGTTCGACAGTTACAACCTCGCGGAAGCAACCTATCCCAAGCAGCCAATCATCCAGCAAGGTGGGGTTTTGGCAGCCTTCCGAGCGTTCAAGAAAGCCAATCCCAAGAACGACCAAACGATCCACGATTGGTACGAGAAACTGTTCGAATGGATCGACAGCACTGGTCGCCTGGAATTCATCGATGGTAAGATCGTCAAGTCGCCAAGCGGCTCCATCCATCGGCGACCGAAATACCACGACGATGATGATGAGCAAACAATGGCTGAGGCGTTTTGGAAGCTCGCCATCAATGCGGGGAACTTTGTCAGATCGCAACCAGCGCCAGCAAACGAAAAGAAACGGGGTCGTACGGCTGGTTATTCGATCGACCTTGTTCAGGCGAATGTGCAACTCAGCGCCTTGAATGCGCGGGACATCAAAGCGCCAGCGCAGGTGAAGCAGATGCTCGAGTTCTTCACTGAGCAAGAACACGATTACTATACACTGGCTGAGATGCAACGGATATGCAACTCGCCCCAGTTCTACATGAAGGTCAAAACCACTCAGGATGGGTGGCGCATCTTCAGGTACTACACGCCAATGCTCAAGCAGATGGGGGTTTTGAAATGATCTTGACACAGGGGCAACGCGCTATGAGAGAGCTGAACTGTCGCATGGGGTTCCCAGTGCTGATGAACGCGGCTCTCATGATCAGCCACAACAGCGCGACGCAGAAACGGCTGTCCAATGCGATAGCCGAAATGCAAGTGGACCCGGCCATGACCCACAAAGACTTGTGTGAGGTTTTGGCGGACCACATCCTCAACGAAATCCGTCGCGGATACGAGATGAGCTGATGCAAAGGTTTCTCAAAACCGTACACTGGTGGTTGATCAACATAGCGGACCTTGTGTTCGCTATGCCACTCATCGTGATCTGTGCTTGGGCGGTCGGCCGCAGCATACCACTCGACGTGATCATCATCATGGCAATCGTAGGCTTCCTGCATTGGTCAGCCTTTGCAGCTGCAGCCTTCATCGTGGACTTGTTCATTCATGAGTAAGCATCCCCTGGACTATGTAGGCAAACAGGACAAGGACTTGGACTGGAGCCTGGTCACGTACGACGAAATGGTGGCGTTTTGTAAGGAGCGCCAGATGAGATATAGCGTGTTCAGGAGAGACTTCGCTAGGCTCTACCAGAATGCGGTCAATCGCGGATGGATCTTGCACTTGCTTCCCTATCTAAAGCACGATGCCAGATCGTATCGCCACGCCAGCGAAGCGCACGAACGGGCTATGCGGCGCATCAAGACAAAGACCTGAACTCAACCGAGTGTTTACATCGGTCGAAAAGCGTGATACAATGTAATCCTAGAGAGTAAAAGTGCTCCCTAGCAAACCTGGAGAAATAGCAATGGACTGGAGCAATCCAAACGCGGTAGGTTACCTGCCTCACATCATCCTTGAAGCAGACAATCGTCCCGCCATCGATCAGATCAAAGAACGTTACGTCGGCGGTTGGAACCCTTTTGAGGGTTTTGACCTTGTCAAGAATGCTGACGGTTCCTACGAACTGCATTACCCCGGTGATCCACCGATGAAGGAACGGAGCCGCGCGAAACTGCGCGAAGAGTTGATCGTGCTGTTCGACTACAGCTGGGTCGCGGTCATCCACGGATCGGCGCATCAAATTGCAAGGATGGACTGATACCATCAAGCGGGCGGTGAGACATCTTAGCCGCCTGCAAACTCTGTATGATCATCATACCGAGTATCGCCAAGAAATCGCTCAGACAATCAAGGAGCTAGAAAGCATGCTGATCACCCGCAAGTCGATACTCTCGGGCAAGGAACGAACCTTGGACCTGCCCGTGACCGAAGAACAGCTCTCCCGCTGGCAGGCGGGGGAGTTGATCCAAAACGTGATGCCACATCTCACAGCTGGGGAGCGTGAGTTCCTTAAGACGGGCATTACTGACCAAGAGTGGGATACCACATTTGCTGATCTCGAGGAAGGAGATGACGATGACGACGTGTCTTGAAGACCATAAGAAAGAATCGATCGAGATTTGCT